ATACGCACCAAAGTAAGCCCATAGGGCTACTAGACTTCGCATCGGGTAAGCAGCGACCCTCTACTTCGAGGAGATTCGCTACATGGCCAACGCAACTACCTATCTTGCATCACCCACATTCGGCATCGGTGTGAACCTTGCTGGTATCAAAGACTTGACGGATCAATGCCAGTCGGTTGTCATCACCAAGTCGCGTGAAGCACTTGACTCCACATCGTTCGGCAACACAGGCCGCCAATACGTCGGTGGACTCACCAATGTGACCGTCACGGCAACTCTGTTGATGGAATACTCAGCAACGCCAGGCACCTACGTTGACCTAACGGCATTGGTTGGCACCAATGTGTACGTCGCAGTGAAGCCGACATCGGCTGCTATCTCGGCAACCAACCCAGAGTTCCAAATCACTGGCGGCTACCTCGAGTCGCTTGACGTGGTGAACGGATCAGTCGGTGAATTGTCCACCGTGGAAATCACGATTACTGGCGGCGTGCTGGTGGAAGACATCACCGCGTGAAACTCACCATAAAGGTGTCATTCAAGACACCAGCAGCTGAAGTGGTCACAGAAACAGTTGAGACAAGCATTGCAACTGTCGCTGCGTGGGAACGCAAGTTCAAGCGTCGTGTCAGCGATCTGCAAGCCGGTATCGGTGTAGACGACATCATGTTCATGACCTGGCATCGGCTTACGGCAACCAAGAGAGAGTCACGCGAATATGATGCGTGGCTTGACTCGGTGGAAAACTTTGACGTGCTCGAGGTCGCGGCCGCAAACCCTACGGAAGCCACAGCATCAGACGGCAATTAGCAGATCTGCTACTTGCTACTGGATGGTGGCCTCCCGAGATTGAGTTTGATGAAAGCGACCTTGCTACCGTTTTGTTATTAGCAAAGAAGGCAAACAAGCATGGGCGTTGAGACAACTATCCAGATACATGGATTGAAGGCCGCGCTCAAAGAGCTGAACACCATTGACGTGAAGTTACGTCGCAAGGTGACAACTGATTACAAACAGATTGTGTCGAGTGTTGTCGCTGACGCTAAAGCCGCCATGCCCAGTCAGGCTCCGTTGAGTGGCATGAATCGTGGCTGGAAAACGAAGTCAGGCTTTGAGATTATTCCTAAGGATGGCTGGTCTACGAGTAAAGCCCAAAAGATGCTTGCCGCCAAAATCAACACCAAGAAGGTCAAAGAGTTTCGGGGAACCAAAGTCAATGTCGGCACGTTTCGCATCGTGTGGACAGGTACGGCCAACACCATATTTGATATTGCCGGCCGCAGCTCGAGTAGCAGTTTCGTGGATCGGTTGAATGCTCGGTATGGTCGCGCATCACGCATTCTTTGGCCTGCTTACGAAAAGAACAAAACACAGGTCGAGCAAGAGATGATTGCCCTGGTGGAAGGTGTGATGAAGGAAGTGAATCGGAATCTGGTCATGGCACCAGCGAGTTCGTAGGATGTAGCAATGGCTGTCAATATCCCCATCATCTCTGAGTTTGATAGCAAGGGTATTAAGAACGCAATCAACGAGTTCAAGAGCTTGGAGGGCGCTGGAGCCAAAGCACAGTTCGCTCTCAAGAAGGCTGCCGTGCCAGCAATGGCCGCTATCGCAGGGCTTGCCGCAGGTCTGGGCGTAGCCACTAAAGCCGCAATGGAGGATGCAGCAGCACAAGACAGGCTTGCAGGTGTCATCACTCGCAATACCGGGGCAACACAACAAGCACTCAATCTCAATGAGCGTTGGATTAGCAGCCTGAGTCGAGCGACCGCAAAAGCCGATGACGATTTGCGGCCAGCCCTGGCGACGTTGGTTCAATCCACAGGCGATCTAACTCTTAGCCAAGATTTACTGCAAAAGGCGTTGGACATCAGCGCGAGCACCGGGGCCGATCTCGGCACCACAGTCGATGCATTGAGCAAGGCGTACAACGGCAACATGAAAGGCTTACGAGCACTTGATGCCAGCCTGATACCAGTCATCAAAGACGGTGCCACATTCGATGAAGTGATGGCTGCCCTGGCTGAAACAACTGGTGGAGCTGCAAGCGCAGCCGCCAACACTGCTGCAGGCAAGATGGCAAACCTCAAGATTCAGATGGATGAAGCAAAAGAATCCATCGGTGCAGCTCTGCTACCAGCAGTCACGATGCTGTTAGAGAAACTGATTCCGTTAGCAACCTGGGTGCAAGAAAACACCAAAGTGGTACTCATCTTGGCTGGTGTTATCGGCGGCCTAGCTGGTGCAGTGCTTGCAGTCAATGCCGCTATGAAGATCTATCAAGCCACATTGGTAATAGTCAAAGTCGCCCAGATGGCGTTGAACTTCGTTATGTCAGCCAATCCGATAGGCATCATCATCCTGGCTATTGCTGCGCTGGTAGCAGCCTTTGTGATACTGGAAAAGAAGTTTGGTGTTGTCACCATTGCAATGGAGTTTCTCGGCAAAGGCTTCCAAATGTTTCTCATCAATCCACTGAAGGCAGTGCTCGAGCTGGTCGGCAAAGTCATTAGCGCATTAGGCAAGATTCCAGGCGTGAGCAGTATTGCTGGCGCTGTCGGTGGCCTGGTCGGCAAGATACCTGGCTTGGCTGAAGGTGGCATTGTGACCGGGCCGACACTGGCCATGATTGGTGAAGGCGGCGAACCTGAGGCAGTTATCCCATTGTCAAAAATGAATCAGATGGGCAACGTCACCATCAATATCAATTCGGCTGTCGCTGACGCTTCGCTTGGTGACATCATCGTGAACGCATTGAAGCAGTACAACCGTCGCTCGGGCCCAGTTCAGGTGCAAATCGCGTAATGGCCACCTCGGTAGTTCAGTCAGGTGATTACCTGCTCGAGTTAGACACAGGCTTTCAGATAGATGGCTTCGCGCTTGATGATGCGGTTAAAGGTGTGTTGAACAATACGCAATATGTTTTGGATGGCACGACACAGTTCGCTGACATCACCGAGTTCACAACCCAGGTCACTTACAAACGTGGCCGCGAAAAGACCGACGACCAGTTCGGTGCCGGCATCATGTCATTCGTCATGCGTGACGAGACAGGCATCCTCGGGCCGTATGACACCAGCAGCCCTTACTACGATCCGGCAAACAGTCAGCCAGGGCTTGCACCCATGCGCCAGATTCGATTCTCACGCGACTCCGAATATCTGTTCGTCGGCTATGTAACCTCCTACGAATACGAGTTTGCGATGGCAGGCCCAAACACCGTGTCGGTGCAATGTGCCGATGACTTTTACCTTTTGGCTCAAACCCAGTTAGATGACTACAACGTGAGCGCTGAGACCTCAGGAGCACGCATTACAAGCGTTCTGGCGCTTCCAGAAGTGTCATATGGGGGTACGACAGCCATAGACACTGGAACAGTGAACCTGGGGCACGACAGCGCCTACACGGTGCCTGCAGGTACCAACACATTGGCTTACCTGAACCAAATCAACCAGGCTGAGCAAGGCCGACTATTCATCTCGCGTGACGGTGTCTTAACGTTCCAGCCTCGAATTGGTAACACGCTCAGCGCACCAATCATCGGCTTCAAGGATGATGGCACTGGGGCAAAGTATCAGGATTTGTCAGTGGAGTTTGATGCCGACAACGTCATCAATCGCGCGTACGTTCAAGCACTCAACGGTGATGAAGCAACCGACACCGACGCAGCAAGCATTGCCAAATACTTTACGCAATCAACATCAATCACCAACAGTTTGTTGCACACCACTGGGGATGTTGCAGCTCTTGCCGCCTACCTGCTCGAGCCCGAGCCAGAGCCCAGGTACACAAGTGTTAGCACTTGGTTCGGATCATTGACCAGTTTGCAACGCGATGATGTGGCCACGATTGATATCGGTGACACCATCAGCATTGAGAAGGTGATACCTGGGCTGAACTCGCAACTTAGCGAGGAGTTAGCAGTTGAAGGCATCCAGGCCACCATTGACTTCAACCGGGGGCATAGCGTCACGTTCTACACCAGTCCGACGGTCATTGTCTATGAGCTCATACTTGACGATTTGCAATACGGCATAATTGATTCCGACAACGTATTAGGATGAGGTAATCATGGGCGCTAACGCACAGACATCAGTTCCAACATTTACAGCTGCACAGGTTCTGACTGCGGCGCAGATGAATGAGTCGGCTCGAACTGGTGTTCCAGTGTTTGCCGATGCCACGGCACGTGATGCAGGATTTGGTGGTACTGGTGAAAAGACGTTGGCAGAGGGCCAGTTGTGTTATTTGGAGGACACAAACAAAGTTCAGTACTATGACGGCAGTTCTTGGGCTAACCTTGGATTGATGACTCAAGTTACCGTGTTTACCGCATCAGGTACTTTTACACCACCGGCCGGTGTCACCTATGCCATTGCCCACATCAGGGCGGGCGGCGGCGCAACAGGTACAGGTTCGCCTGGTGCAGGCGGCACTTCGTCGGTGGCGTTCGCAGGTGGCACGATTAGCGCAACAGGTGGCGCATTGTTGGCAAAAGGAAGCAGCGTCAATGCCGCAGGCACAGCAAACAGCGGTCAAGGCGCAAAAGGTACAGACAACGCAGGCAACCTTGGCGCTACTATTGCGCAAGACGGTGCTTACATTGTCGCTGGTGGCGCAGTAACTGCAGGCGTAGGTATCACGGTCACGGTAGGCGCAGGCGGCGTAGCAGGCACTTCGGGAGCGGCAGGCGGTAGTGGCTACGTATGGATTGAGTATCAAGTATGAGCGAACGCACAGTTGCAATCGTTAGCCCAAACACCTATAAGGGTGTGGTCGTAAATGTTGAAGTCGTACCAGCCGACTGGCTGAACACCGACCCAGATCACTTGCTTGAGTACACGCCAGACGCACCAGCAGCAATCGGATGGGAAGTAGTGAAAGGTGTCGTCATCGTGCCACCTCCACTACCTAAACCTGACGAGAAATAATGAGTTATGTCAGACAAGTATTTCGCAATGCTCGAGGACTGGGCCAAATCATTCGTCGCAGGCTCCGTCGCCGTGCTTATCACAAGCGACTACGATTTAACAAACGCGCTAAAAGCCGGACTAGCAGCGCTACTGCCAATGATTTACGCATGGGCAAACACTAAAGACGAGCGTTACGGCCGCAAGTGAAACTGCCAGTAAAACAAGTAGTGCTTCCAGCCGACCTGGTCGGCATTCGCCCAGGCGAACTACCAAAATATTTACTGAAACCAATCAGGCCATACGGCCATTTGCATCCGTTAGCAGCTCAAGCATGGGAGGCGATGCGTAAAGAAGCGCACCGTGATGGCATCCGACCGTTCAAGCCGACAAGCACAGCCGACACATATCGAAGCCTCGCAATGCAAGAACGTGGCTTCCTAGCTCGATACACGCAAGCACCGATCAACTCAACATCAATACGCACGTACCAAGGCAAGAAGTGGTATCTGAAACCTGGGCTTGCACCGATGGCTACCCCTGGGCAATCAACCCACAACCTCGGCCTGGCGGTAGATGTGTCGCAAGCAAGCGGTGACAGGCTCTCATGGCTACTCGCAAACGCAGACAAGTTCGGCTTTTGCTGGGAACTGCAATCAGAACCCTGGCACATTCGGTACTATCGAGGGGACAAAATACCCCTAATAGTGCAGCGATGGATTGAGAGCCATGTCAATAGAGATATCAGTAGCCCTGATTAGTGGCATCGCCATCATCGCGGCCGCTGTCCTACCAGCGGTACTCATCCAATCTTTACGAAAAGAAAACTCTGACGATCACCAATACGTGCGACGGATTTTGGCTAGGGTGGAACGTAAGTTAGACAACCACCTGGAGGATCACGAAGATGGCACTACGCGACGAACTAAAACCAAACATCAATAAGTTTGTTTTATTTGAGCATTGGATATCGCAGCAACCAAACAGTCAGGAATGGTTCGATGTCATTGACGACTTACTGTTCAGCAACAGTTCAATATCGGCTTTGCTTTGCAAGTACGGCTTTGATTGTGATACCAACTTTGTGGCTCGACTAAGGACTAAACGTGGCCGCACTCAGGGATGAAGTCACCGAATCGCAGTCAATCTTTGAGCTGCGTGAAGCCCTAAAAAGGGCAATGACAGAGAAGGCAAAACTCAAGCATCGCAA